TGAAGTATTTATAAGCAAAGTACGTTCCACCACTCATGGAAGCTACCATAAGAAAAGAAACTATGCTAAGAATATTAGCAATTTTTTGAAACATGATTAAATTTACAATTTTGAAAGCACTTTCTTTTTCAAGTGTGCTTGTATTACTGCTTATTCTAGCCCTATCACCTCTCTACGTCACTATGGGGTTAATGACAAGACAAATGCAAGAATCTACTCGTTAGGATCGTCTGGATATTGTGTCATGTTAAATTTTTCAAAGTTTCCATCTTTATCATAAGTTGCACCATACAAAGTAATTAAAGCTGCGGTATCTGAACAGGCATCAATTTCTTTTTCTCTTGTATCACAGGCTGTTCTTACACCATCACGATAAGTTGTAATCACTGTAGGTATTGCAGTAGACTTTTCAGCTTTTCTTACAACGTACCAATCATATTTTGCTAATAGTGAACCAGCAGTTGATTTTTCTTGTGCTTTAAGTATTGATTTAACACCTAATATAACCATCTGACTGCCATCAGGATTTTTTAATAAATTACCCTCTTCATCTTTTGCATCTAAATCATCAAGTGCTTTTGCGGATCCATCACCATTGTAAAAACGTGAGTCATAAACTGGATCGTCAGCAACTTCAGTAATCCCAAGATCTTTCTTCTCTTCTGCTGTTGATAATCTTAACCAGTTAGCAGGGTACTGAGTTCCATCAGATGTTTTAAATGCAACATCAACTACTAAAGGTAATCCGTTTAATTTAAATGCCATAATATTATTCTACCTTGCTCTTGCATTTTTGAAAGGAGCTTCTGCAAATGCTAAATAAATAAATGTGCCTCCACTTATATTTGTATGATTATTACTGCTTCTCATTTTAAATCCAATAGATAATATATCAATCGTATCTTGACTAGAACTTCCAATATAACTTGCATTGTTTTCTTGGAAACTTGAATTAGGTGCTAATTTTTTATTTGCAACATTGTGAGGATCTCTTTTCACATCATGTATAACCCAATTCTGTGAACCTCCATCAATACGTTTTGTCATAATCCAAGCTGGCCTAAAACCTGTAAAAACAAAGGGGCCATCAGAAGATCCGTTACCTGTATATGACCCAAGTTTGCTATACCCTGCTACTTCGCTAAATACATATTGAATTATTGTATCTCCATTAGAACCTGTACCAAAACCATCTTTTACAGTTGTAGATGTAAAGTAAGTAGACGTATCTCCTTTGGCATCTGTTTTATTTAAAAACATATAATCTGTACTATTATCTGAAGGATTTACAAATTGTACAGACCAATCACTTGTTCCACTTCTTTTCTTACTTATTGCAATAACTGGAGAAACACCTAATCCATGCCCCATTGTCATACCAGAAAAATTACCAACTGTATAAGAAACTATAGAAAACCCTGCTGTTGCATTTACTTTTACTGTTGATTGTAGCGTTCCATCAAAATTACTTGATCCAAGAGTTGAGTTTGTATTGACCTGTCCTCCCATTCCACTGTGTACTGAGCACCAATAGTAAAGCACAGGTGCGGATGCTGGTACTGTTATGTGTAATCTTCTTGTAGAAGCTGCTGAGAATCCAGATGTGTATTCACTATAAGTTTTAGATACTCCATCTAAGAAATATGTAATTCCAGAAGTATATACAGTTCCGTTAGCTGCTGTTCCAATACTGAATGGATGTGAAGCGTTTGAAGAGTCATCTATATTGAAGATATAAGTACCACCTTCAACAAGATCGAGAGTTACAGCTTGAGTCTGAAAATCATCAAAAATATATCTATTATTTCCAGAAAAATCGTGAACTTTTACTGTATAAGTTTTTCCATCTGTATCGCCAGCGTTCCAGTTCCATGCAACTAGATCTTTTGAGTTTTCATTTACACGTTCATAATTACCGACACTAAAACCATCTGAAGTAAATGCACTTAAATCTTGTGCCTGTGTAGTTTCGGCATCGGTTTCTGGTAATAATAATGATTTTGTTGCTCCTCTTACTCTATCTGTCAAAATATGTGACCTTTGAGAGGAACTGTTTCTGTTTTTTATCCATACCCAATCAGGAGCAAAATTCAGTCCAGATATTGTTTGATTAGATCCATTCCCTGTAAAAAGCTTAGTATCAAAATGTTTATTAGGTAGCTTGATTGTTGGGTCGGGTAAGTTTGCTGAACACATGGCTAAAAATCCCGAAGGTACAGAATATTTAAAATTTCCATGACCATTTGCATCTGCATAAGTAGTGCTAGTTGCAGTTAATTGTCCAAAATTAATAGTTAATAAACTATTTGTTCCATAACTTGATACTGCTGGAAACCATTCATTTGAACCAATTCCTGACTGTGTGTATTCAAGAGTTCCATTTTTATAAAAAGCTAAAGTTCCATTTGGTATGTCAACTGCAAATCCTAAAACATCGTTTGTTGTAAAACCTGATAGAGCACTATTACCGGCACTTATAGTTGCTCCATTTGTGGCTCCATCAGGAACAGCACCATGAAGGTAACCAATCGACCCACCAAAAGAACATATCCCAAAAAGGTTTCCATTTGTGTCATATCCTATATAAGTATTATTTGCTGGATTCGTACCATGTACTATTCCATGACCTTGACCTGCACCATAGGTGCCTATAAATATTTCCCAATACCATTTCCCAGTCTTTACACTAAAAGTTCCAGTCTTAGTTGCATAGTTAGCATCTGCTACAAAATCTAAATTACCATTTGCAAATGTACCTCCAGTACCAACTAAAGCCAAGGGGTTTAAAGTAGCAAAATTGTTCGTAGGAGTATCAGTTACAGAATCATTGCCAACACCAGCAGCTACAGAAAAATTGTTTGGTGTGAAGTTGTTGCCATTACCACTTGAATCTTTGCCAAGTGTTGTTGCAGTCGTTCCAGAATTATCTGAAAAATTCAAATAAAATCCATTTGTTCCATAACTTCCTGTATATTTCTTAGGATTCCATTGTCCTGTTACTGGGTCTGTCTCTCCAAAATATGATGGGTCAAGTGCTAATCCATCTATTTCTTGAAATTCTGCTATGTAAAAATTACATTGAGTATCAGATGGAACTCCAATTTGTGTTTCTGCGTTTTGGTCGTTAAAAGCAAAGTCAAAATTCTGTGAAGGATATGAAGCAGTTGCAAAGTCAGTTATCTGAACACCATTAACATACATTTTTACTCTATTACTTGCTGTTCCTTGCTCTGTATCTAAAACTAAAACAAAATGATACCAAGCTGAAAAATCTCTAAACACTTGCGTAGTCTGAACTGTCATAGCTACAGAGCCATTGTAATTACCCCAAAGTCTTATCTGACCTCCTGATACAAAATCTAAAGAATGTCTATTACTTGAATTACCATAAGCTCTGAATATACTAACGAAGTTAGTGTTTACTGCTCTTTTAAACCAAAAGCTAAAAGTCATCTTTCTTTTATTAGAATGACTACTTGGCGTGTGTTCTAAATATGGCCCATCTGCACCATTAAATCTTAAACTACGTTCTACTTCGTATGCCTTCTTCCCTGCTAGAAAGAAAGGTGATGGACTTCCTAAACTGGTCATTAGCTAAAGTTTCCAACAAACTGTGCAGAAATCTTAGTAGATGATCGAGCGATCCAGGCAATCATATCAACTGCATCTGCTCCTGTAGATAACGTAGGTGCTGTGCCATCACTGAAGTCCCAATAAGATTCAAAAGACGCTGTTCTACCTCCATTCGAATCTTGAATTATAAATAGAACACCTGATTGTCCAGCAACTAATGTTGTAGGGTTTTTTAATACGCTAGTACCTGTTAAAGTCATTGAAAAATTATTTGCAGTTTTAAAATCTATAGTTATATCACCAGATTGATTACCTAAATCAGAAACTTCTCCGATAGTTCCTTTTGTAGTAACCCTTCCATTACCACCAGACTGTCCACCATTATCAAATACAAGAGTATTTAATCCGCTTGTTTCATGCTTTACGTTTGTGACTTTTAATGTGCTCATTTAACTAGGTTTTGGATTGTCAGTTTTTACTTTTTCACAAGCTGCGTAATATGCTGTAAGTTTACTTGAATCTCCCTTACTATTCCAATACATAGCATCTGCAAAATCTCCTAAAGACGGATATAAGGGTTGTCTATCAGTTTTGTACTTAACAGCAGCAGCTTCAGCATTTAGCGTAACTCTTGCAGCATCAATTTCAGATTGAACTAAAGTTATCTGTGTCCCATCTGCCTTAAAAGCACCTGTACCATCATCAATAAGCACAGCATTTGGATAAGCCTTTCTTATGGCCTCATGGTCTAAATTAGCCATTATGCTGCTATCTCCATCGCTGTGATTGTAGAGATTGATCTTCCAACAGTATTATCATTAGTTGTTTCTTGACCATTTACAGTGACTGTTTGAGTACCACTTGATGAGTGTCTTAGTCTTACTCCATAAGTGTGAGCATTTGTATCTCCAGCGGTATCTAAAAATATCATAGGTAATGTGTTACTAAAATAAGTCCCATGTGTATAATCTCCCATCGCTGTAACTCTACTTCTATTACCAGAAGCATCCCCTATGGCAGTTGTCAATGTACTTCCATCTTTATCTATCTGATGATAGGTTACTTGTTGACCAGTGACTGTTTGATATAGTAAAAGAATTTTATTAGAAGCTGAACTTGCAGTTATAGTAACAGTCAAACCTGTAACAACACTTGAAGGTTGTCCTGTGGCAACACTTTCACTAAAAGTGTCACTTTTAACTGTTTGTAATACTTGCAAAACTTTACCGCCCCCTGCTGCTGCAAACTCAAGCTCTGCATTTGTAGCACTGTGGTTCGCACTTGCTACTTTTAAAACTTGACCAGCCGATCCAGTTGTAGATGGTAATTTTAAAGTTACATCAGCACTAGGATTAGCTGCTGGACTATGTAAAATAGTACCATTTCCATCTGTATGTTTTAATTTAACACTTGCCATTTTTAACTAGGTTTTGGATACTTGTCTTTGATTGCTTTGATAGTAGTTTTCCAACCAGCTACACCACTATGATAAATCGTATCTAGCTGATCTTCAATACTTGGATACTCTGCAACTCTTTTATTTTTATAATTTAATTTATTAAATTCTGTACTTATATCATCTAAATTAATAGAAACTGAATTTCCATCTTTGTCTTTACAAATAAAATTACCGCTAGCATCTTCTAAAATTGAAGTAACAGTTGGGTAAAGACTTCTTATTGCTGTATGTGTAGTTACAAGACTCATGCTTTAAGCTCCATAGCCCACATTGCTGCTCCGTTAGATGTTGCCCCTGGAGCAGAATAGAAACCTACATAAGCAGTTCCCGAACCTCCTATTCTTGAGTGATAAAGAGTAAATGTCATGGCATTTGTAGTCCCTGCTGTTTGCTTATAAAAAAAGTTTTGTTGAATCCAAGGCCCACTACCTAAATTAGCTGTCCATGTTTTATAAGTACTATCAACACTAGACCCATTATGGATTGCAAATTCGTGTTCATTAGTATTATCAGAATAAACAGACATATATCCTCCTATTATTATTAAATTACTTGCGTTTGTTGGAGTTATATCTACATGATTACCAGTGCTTTCCATATTTCCAGCACTTTCTGAGTGTCTATTATTAATATCAGAAGTTGGTGCAGAAATATACTGAATAATACTATTTGATCCTCCAGCACCAATTCCCGTTCCAGTGACTCCACTATTTGTAATAGCCATTCTTTCAACACCATTGGTTGAAAATTTTATGGTATCTGCTGCATACGATATTCCGCTATTACTGTCCTGCCCACGCTGACTTGGTGCGGAAACACTTCCGTCAACTGTTGCTATTCCTGTTGTTCCGTCAAGTATAAAAGCCATAATTAAACGATAGATAAAACAGAAGTTGATGGAATTGTTAAAGTCGCATTAATTGTCAATGGCCCGAAAACTCCTGCATTTATATTAGACGCTCCATCACCGATTGTATAGTCCTGATCCATCTGATTCTCATTCTCGTGAAAAATAGCTTCAGTTCCTCCACCAGTAGCTCCACCGCCTCCACCGATAGCACCCCAAGCGTTTGTATAACCTTCAAATTGGTTTAAATCAGTATTATATCTAAACTGTCCTGCTGCTGCTTGTGGTTGATTAGCTTGACCAGGCTGTTGAGCAGTATTACCTTTAGGAACAAGTAAAAAACCAGTAGATGACATCGTAACATCACCTGTCATCGTAGGACTTGCTGCTACAACATGACCAAAGTTTGCTTCGTTTATTTTTCCTAAAACAACATAAGTTGCTGCATCATTTGAAACTGCCGTTGCTATTTTTAGTTCGTTAGTAGAAGTATTTATATGAGGCTGATACTGAGCTATATTCGCTGCTCCTGTTGGATCGCTACTTCCAGCACTTAATGTTCTTAAGGCTGTAAATATTTCATTGATCTTTGCACGAACCGCAGCACCCGTTCCGTTGGCGGTATTATAATTATTACCTGTTTCACTGGTAGTAGAGCCTGGTCTAGCCATTTAAAAAAGTAACATTGAACCTATTCTAACTTGCTTTACCAAATCCGACAGCTTGATAGGTGAAATTTCTATCAACTGAAGCATTTGAAGAGTTTTTAAAGTGAACAGTAAAACCCGTTCCAGAAACATTTGATATTTCAAAAAAGTCTCCAGATTGCATATTTTGTGCGGTAATACCAACTGAAGGCAATATACTATTTGCTCCACCTTCAGTATTGGCAGTCCCCACAAAGAAAGGATGTTGGAACGTAACTGCTTTTGCTCCTGCTCCACTTGCTGTAGTCGAAGGACTCTGTTCAGTTCTTTGTTCCATAGAAGCTGTATAGCCTAACTGAAATACTCTAATATCTTGGTTAGGATCTTTACTTGTCAAATTAACTTTAAATTTAAAACCTCTGCCTTTATATCTTCCATTTGCAAAAGTTTGAAATGGTTTATAAGTAGGAGATCCACTATTAGGATCATCTTGAGTAACCGCAACTAACATTTCAGCATTAACTTCAGTTGCAACATCTCCATCAAAAGTACCAGTTGTAGGAAAACCAAGATCTCTTGAATCAAATAAGTCTGAAGGGAAGAAGGCTTCGGTCAAGAAATGACGTTTTAAATCTAAAGTAAATACATCTCCTAAATCTAAGAAAGTTCCTCCTGCTGTTCCACCGAACTCATAAGTACCAAAAGGCTTAATACCACCAAGATCATCTATAGAATCAACGTCATCAAATGTTCCTGTAATACTTCCACCAATATCATCAAACAGACCGCCACCAATTAAGTTAAGAGAATTTGTTGTTGCATCGAAAGCAACATCCGTTTTTGTCCCTTGGAATTTTGGAACGTCTAAATCTTCTCTCCTTGTTTGAATTAATTTATCATCAACTGTATCTGGTAAATCTATAACTACACTTGCCTCACCATTACTGAATCTACCTCCATCATCTTGAAATTTGAGAATGTACTCTCCTTCAAGTAATGCAACATCAACAGTAGTTGAGTTTCCAGCAGCTTTTGCTAAATCAACTGCATTAGAGAATGTTCCCGTTCCATCGGTTTTTGAAGAGTGTCTTATATAAACTAATCCTCCGTGAGTTACATCTAAATCAGTTGATAAATTCCAACGTAATTTTACAGTTGTTTTGTCTATTGGTTCTCCCGTAAGTCCAGTTACATCAGCAGGAACAGCAGTTTTACCAATAGTGTTAAAAGTGTCAGTTGCAGCCGTAGCACTAGGTTCTAATGCAGCATTTAAACTGCGAACAGAAACTTCATAAGATCCTACTTTTGTGTTAAATATTTCAAAATCAGGACTACTTGTTGTAGCTGAAACAATATTATTATCATCAAATCTATAGTTCACCATATAATTGGAAACACCAGCTACAGGCTGCCATCTAACAATTAATTTTGATACAGGTTGATTATTAATTAGAACGATTACTTCATCTGCTGATAATCCAGTAGGAGGAGGCTTAAGAAGATTTAAAACTGATATTTGCTGTGGTGTTATGGCCTGTCCATCTTCAATAAATGCGTACTTTTCATCTACATAAGCTAAAGCAGAAACCCCATATCTAATACCATCATTTTCTTCAACAGACATTACTCTGAATGATTGAGCAGAAACAGTATCATTTTCAAGCAACCAAACACTATTAGCATTTGGAGTAGTACTAAATGGACTAGAAGAATCAATAGTAATTACTTTTCCCGATATTCCCGTTACATTTTTAGTTTCAACTGTTCCATTTGGCATTATTACACTTAATTTAGGATTGTTTTCAGCCGATAAATCGGTTGCATCTGAATTGTCTACAGTTATTTGAGTTGTTGTAGCACTGCTAATTCTTCCTCCTCTTCTTACACCTGATCTTGCTGGATCAGCAATGCTAACAATCGTTCCAGGTCTAACAACTATCCCAGATTCCATTGATACAGAGAAATTTACAGCTTCAGTTTCTCTTTGTTCAGCAAATAATATTGCCTTTGCAAATCTTCTGGCTTGACCTCTACTTGTGCAACCTAATGCTTTTACTCTTTTAACGTGCAGCCCATATTTACTTCTATAAGCTGCCTCCGCTTCAACTTCTTCAAAATCTAAATCTCTAGTTTCCATATTGAAATATGAAACTGCGACTACTGTGCTTCTAGTTTTTAAACTGCTTCCTGTATAACTAAATCCCTCTGGGCCAACATTAGCTAAAGTAAATAAATAGCTTGGATCTTTTGGACTATCTTGAGTAAGAAGTAATGCCCCTTCAGACCAGATAGGCATACATCTCATTATTCCTGATAAAGTTCTTATAACATCAAATGCTTCTATACTTGTTTGAATATTTATATTGCAAGCAAATCTAGCTTCTTGTCCACCAAAGCCATCATCAACAAGAGTATTAGAAAACTTACTGGCAGTTACAAATGAAAATAAATCTAAATTACTATCAACAATATGATTACCTAACCCATATCTAGTATTGGTAAGCAAGTCAAGAAGTATCATTGCAGGACACGTTGTCCATTGAGCAGCACCCATTACACCATTAAAAATATAACCAGTGGGGTATTGTATTCTTCCTGTTTGTAAGTCTACAGTTGGAGTGCCAGATGAGTTAGCTCCTGCACCTGGAATCCTTACTTTTACTCCTCTAACTTTAAATTTTCTGCCAGGAATCCTGCTAAAAAACTCTGAATCTAAACGTAATCTTGTAAAGGCACTATCAGGATATGTGCTTGTATCATCCTCTAATTCTGAATAAGATTGCCAAACTAAATCTCGAAAATCTCTATCTGTGCTATTTGCTGTTGTTTTTACTAAGCGAACATCTACAGGATGAGCACCAGTGAGTGCTACTCTATATTCTCTGTTATAAGCATCTGCGGTTCTACCCCTAATAGTGTCAGAATGAACTGTTGTAAAACCACCGCCATTATACTGAAGTTGAATATCAAAACTAACTTGATTTCCTACTATATCTCCATCGTCTTCAATAACCTGTAATACAGGAACAGTAACAGTTACTTTTACAGCATCTAAATCACTGTTGTTAGTAAGTTGTCTTGTTATTGGTGTACCATTCTCAACATTTACTCCTACAGTAAAAAGAGAGGCACTTCCCGAAACCTTTGACATTTTAGTTTGAGGATTCGTACCAAAACGAATGTCAAGATCTACGTTTTGATGGTTAAAATCAACATCTTGTGGGTTAGTTGAATCAGCCGTAGAAGATAAAATAGGAGTATCGTCTAGAAAAATATCTTTTTTTGCAGCGTTAAGATAGGCAGTAGTACCTTTAGTTCTGCCTTCTTTTGATGGGCTAGAAAAACCCTCTATTTCACCTTCAGAAATAAGATCAAGTAAAGTCGCAAATTGTTTACTGTGTAAATTATCTTCAGCAATAGTCGGTGGATCGCCACCACCGCTTTTACCGCCACCGCCAGATCCAGCAATAAACTTGTTATCTTCAATCATACCTGTACCGCTTCTGTATCTATATCACCACTTATAACAACTGATCCTGTAAAAATCTCACCATAAACAATAGGAACTGGAGTACCAGCCCTTGCTGTATTTTGCGTGCCAGCGAAATTAAATGATATTTGTGGATTATCTTCAAAACCAATATCTTGGGTTGGATACAGCATATTACCTACACCTTGTAATACTAAACCAGCACCAATCGCACTAATACCTGTACCTATAAGAGTTCCTGCTGTTCCTCCTACGGTAAGGCCAGCAGTAGCTTGAGAGCCAGCAGCTAAAGCTCCACTAAAACTTTGAGTACCGAATAATCCTGCACCTGGGAAAAAGAATGACGCACCAATTAATAATCCTCCTATCAAAATACTGTTAAAAGTATCTCCACCAGCACCACTGATAACAGGAATTATGTGAATATCTTGCTGTCCTATGGGAAAATTTAATTCATCTTTGTTAATTTGATAATCACCAATTTTTACCTGATAATATTTAGGGTTCATATAAGATTCAACTTCTGGAAAATTATTTCTTAGAAAACTAATAGCTTGAGGTAAATTATGTACTTTAATTTCAAATTCTTTATGGCCTATGAACTTAGCCAACTCTCCATATAATTTTAATTTACGCAACATAACGCAACCTCTTGCCTGTACATTTTAGTAACCAAGGTGAGTATGGTTCTTTACAACTAAGTCTACTAGAAAAATGATGCAAGACATCTCCGTCTATAAAAATAGCCACATGATTTAAACCAGAATCCAATATGGACATAAATAATAAATCACCATTCTCAAGTTTCTCATCTGGTTCTAATTCTCTAAAACCTGTAGCTTCAGCACATCTTTCAAACATAGGATCTTTGATAAATTCTTCTGGGGTTGTGGGTCGTTTCCAATCTCTAAGTTCAATATTTTTTTCTTCCTTATACCAATCTCTAACTAATGACCAACAATCTGTAACACCCCAAACCCATTCTCTTCCTATCAAAGGGGCTTTATATCCTCTAGGTTCACAGTAACTCCATTGTTCTGTTTTTGGATTGACAATATGCCAAGGCAGATTTGATTTCTCACAACTAACTAAGTCTGCCTGACTAGGAGTTGGGGGTGTAATTGGATGACTATGAACAATAGCTGTTATCTCTCCTGTATTATCTGCCCTAACATAATCTTCTGGATCAAGGATGAAGCACTGATGATTGGTCATGGATAAATTACGGCAAGGATAGTAAGTTTCCTTTCCTTTTACATTTAACAACAAACCGCAACATTCTTTTGGGTCTTCGACCTTTGCATGGCTAAGAGCAACTTCTTTCCAATCACTCATGGCATAAACGTACCAATAGAGGGAAATAATTCTTTTGTACAGACTCTCAAAGGGATTCTTATATTTGCTAGATCAAATGAAGCAGCCAATTCAAATTGAACTACTGCTCTATTTTCTGCTGATTTTCTGTCTATTTTATAAATTTCCTGTGGGTATTCTGCTGTAGGATCTGGCGTACCATAAGGGTTTGATTGACTTGTAGTAGTTGTAGATGTTGTTTGCTGGATCGTATTTGGATTGTTCATTGTGATTGTATTACCCATATTATTTCCATGAGTTTGACAGTAATATCGAAGATCATTCGGAGCACCTGGGTAGGCTGGTTGATAAGTAACTGTTGCATCTGTTCCAAGCGTTCCAGTATTAGTTGTTGTTTGCTGTCCTCCAGCATCAGATTTTATTCGTAAAGGATGGTTTACATTAGAACTATGAGATTGATTGAATATATAAGTTGAACCACGTTTCATTGTAATAACTGGTTTTTGAACTCCATTTATTGCAAAGACGTTAGCACCATAAGAATCTTGAACTACTGTGACAGTATATGTGACAGTTTCAGCGTCAGAGGGATCAGCTACAGTTTGAGTTGTAGTAGTTGTTGTAGCTACGGGATCAAAGTTTGCAGCATCTAAAAATCTGGCTAACGTTGTTCTTCTTTTTACTATCGCACCAGTAAGGTCATTTCCAGGTGTTACTTGATTTACATTCAATAATATTGCAGTAATTACATTAGTAACATTACTGATTGTCAACGTAGGTCTAGGTAACTGACCATTTGCATATTTAAAACCATCAGCTTCCATTGGTATTGCAATATAAGTATTCCCATCCCAAATAATATTTCCATTATTTACCTCATTCGTGCCAGCGTGAAATCTATATGTAGTAGCAGATCCATGTAAAGCTGCATCTGTTGTCAGTTCAAATAACTCTATAAGTGAACCAGGATTTATTGATTGAGTTTCAGATATAGGATTTGCCATTAAGGTTCAAATACTTGTGTAAATGTTGCGTTTATTCTATTTCTATCAAAACTAAATACTTCTTTAGTAAAAGAAGGGCATACCCATTTAAAAGTAGTTGATGAATCTGGAGGAGACCAATCAAAAGATGCTCCATCAACTTTTCTTGCTTCTAAAAATGTTTCAATCTCAGTTGCATCTTCATTGTCAACATTGAATGTCAGAGTCCATTGTTTTGCCTTTTGATTTATACCAAAAGTAAATCTTTGTTGATAGCCATCACCAAATTGAACTGTTCTTGTATTAGTAATATCAGTTTTATTTGCAGAAAAGACAGGATTGTAGTTAGGGAAAGTAGCCATTATCTTAATAAACCTCCTGGTCTTCTTTGTTTTAATAATTCTGATTGTATCGCTGCTGAAATAACTCTGCCAAGTTCTTTACTTTGTTGGGCATCACCTTGAACAGACGATCCAGAAGCATCTACATTTACATTAATATTTGTACTACCTCCACCTAGTTTGTCATTAGGTATTATTGTACCTGATCTTTTTGGTACGAATAGTTCTGGCCCTTTCTCTCCTACTACAAAACTGCCTCCTGTTCTTACTGGTCCACCTTTTGATCTAGTTCCTAAAATAGGTAAACCACCAAAACCAGGGATCTTAGATAGTAATGTATTTACACCAAGTCGTATAAGAGAGGAACTTAAATCATTTAATATCGCTTTAGCTGCATCACCTAAAGTTTTTGTTCCTTGTATAGCAGCAGTTATATTGTCAGTAACACCAGAAGCAATAGATTCTCCAATTCTTTCAAAATTAGTTCTCATATCCTTAGTAGATTCATTTAATTTATCTGTTGCTTCAGCAAGCTCAGACATTGAATCAATTTCTTCATCTATTTCATCTTGTATTTTTTCAAGTGTTGTTAGTCTTGTTTGAAGTTCTTTACTAAGTTCTCCCTCTTTAGCCTGTTTTTGAAGAAGTTTATCAATCTCAACCTGTAAATTATCTTTGGCTATAGCACCCTCCTTTTCAATAGAAGCAAGAGTCTTGGCTAGTTCTGGGTTTATTCCCTGTTTTCTTAGTTCTAATATTCGCTTTGATTCTTCTTTCTCTGCTTTTAAACTAATTCCAAGAGCGTCAAACTTCTGAGTTAAGTTATCCGCTTCTATTGTTGTATTTCTTCTTATTGCAAATATTTTTTCTTCAGCACTAATTTGAGCTAATAATGCTTTCCTTCTAGCTCCTTCACCTCCCTGACCTCTCATAGATTCAGCAGCTTTTCTTCTTGCAACTAAGGCTTTTGCCTCTGCATCTCCTTCTCCTGCTGCTGCTGCAACTGTTTGAGTGGCTGCATCTGCTTCTAATTGTTCTTGCAATCCAGTAATTCTAATTATGAAGTTTGCGACTCCCGCTGTAAATGCTTGTAATTTAGTAAGAGCGAGCGTAAATTGACCACCTAATAATCGTGTAGTATCACCAAATTGTCTTATGGCATCGACTCCCTTTTGCCCTATTTGAGTGGACATTAAGTTCATGGCAGCATTGAAGGCTGCTGTTTTACCTTTTGTCTGTTCAATCAGTTTTATTCGAGCTTCTTCTGCCGATCCTTGTAAACCCAGTGCGTCTATAGCAGCTTGGCTATTTTGTGTGAATGGTCCAAGAGCTTGACCTAATTCGCTTATTGCATTTATGGCATTTTGAATACTGGTTACTAAAGCGGTAGCTGCAATACCTCCTGCAAAACCACCCATGCCACCAAACATTCCACCTACACCACCACCTAAAGCTCCTGCTGCTGCTGTAAGTGGGCCTTGACCAAATAACAGAGGAAAACCTCCACTAATAAGAGCACTTTCAAAGTCAAAGCCTCTGGTAGGAGAAGGCATCCTAAACCTTGGTATTGCTCTACTAAATCCACCAGCTTGACCTGTAGCCTTAACTCTTTGGTCTAGCATTTGAGCA